GTCTGGTGAAGACTTTGAGGGCGTGCGCGCTGCCCAGTTCCACAAGATCCAGAAGGCTGGTGGCGAACTGAACTCTTACGAGAAGCTGCAGGTCCGCCGTCTGGAGTCGGGTGAGGCCCGTAGCTTCGGGAAGATGGCCGAACGGCTAGAGGACTTTGTCGAACGGGCACCCAAGTTCGATGGTGAGCTGCGTCGAGGCGTTGCGCTTAGCAAGCCCGAAGAGGTCAAGGACCTGATCGAGCGTTACAGCAAGGGTGAGAAGAACAAGGCGCTTGAAAGCTGGACATCTGAGAAGAACGTTTCGGATCGCTTCGCTTCTGGCAACCGGTTCCCGAAAGCCCATCGCGTTTCAATCGTCGTTGAAAACAACACCAAGGGCGCACCAATCAACGGGATAAGCGGCTTTGACGATGAGTTCGAGATCCTTGTCCCGTCTGGCGTGCGCTACGAAGTGGTCGAGGTGAAGGAGACCTTCGTCAAAGGTGTTAAGGGTGCCAACCCTGCTGATGCGATGGATCACACCGACTACGTGCTGAGGCTCAGGGAAGTGGCTGACTAGCCCTTTTTGTATTTGATCCCAAGACGCTTGGCCTGCTCCTCAAAGGTTTCGCCCTTTGGTGCTTTTACATCGTCACCAGATGGTGGCGTTGCAAAGCGATCTTCTCTGTCGGTTTTGCCTTTCATTGTCCAACCGTACCGCAAGCAGCCGCTACTGACATTTTGATTACTAATACGCAAGCGTTATATTTAACCTAACTCCATGCGGAGTTCCAGTTCACTTAACCACGCATGTCTGACACTCCAGAGCAAAACATCCAGGCGGATGACGCTCAAGCCCAAGCGGGCGGAAACGATGCCAGTGCTGAGCTTCTCAACAAAATCGCTCTCCTAGAAGCGAACAACAAGAAATTGTTGAACGAGAAGAAGAACGCAACAGCATCAGTTGAGGACCTGCAGCGTCAAATGCAGGATCTGCAGAACAACCAGCAGAAGGCCAAGCAAACCCGCTTAGCTGAATCTGGTGAGTTCAAGGCGCTATGGCAAGACGCAACTAACACGGTCTCATCCCTTCAAGATGAAATCGCGCAACTGCAATCTCAATTGCAGGAAAAAGACGTTGCGTTCCAAGAGCAGCAGATCAAAGCGACCGCACTCAACGCACTCTCACAAGGTGGCGTTGTGAATCCAGATCAAGCGTTCTCACTGCTAAAAGAAAACTTGAGGTTGAAGGATGGTGTACCAATTGCACTCGCCGGGGGCGTCGAGGTGCCATTGCAACAGCATCTTGAATCCCTTAAGTCACCTGGCAGCGGTTGGGAACATCACTTTGCTGGTAGTGGAGCACGCGGGATGAGTGCAGCCGGTTCTTCTTCTTCATCCAACGGGCAAAAATCATGGGCCTCTATGGGTCTTGTGGAACGCATCAAGTTGGAGGAAGAAAACCCATCGCTAGCAGCACAGCTAAAAGCGGCGGGTTAATCCGTAAACTCTAATTTCCAAAAATCATGGCAGGTTTTGCCTCCGGACTTAACTGGGGTTCAGGTTCCCCAGATAACGCTTCGTTTACCAGTGACGTAGGAAGCGCAACCCGTTTGGCCACAAGTGGGAGCTTCTCGCGTTTTTTGACCGAACAAATCGTGGAAAACTCCGCGATGATTCAGTCAGGACTGATTCAAACTGACTCACGTCTAAATGGCATTACAGGTGTCATTTGGGAATGTCCATTTTTTGATCAACTGGACTATGTAGAGGAGTCAGTTGACAGTTCGGCTACATGGGGGACGGTTACGCCTAACTCAGGTCGATATACGACCCAAAAGCACACCGCTCAAACTCAATACCACCCGATTGTCACCCGTGGTGCTGCGTTTGCTGCGGACATGCTTCATCAGTATGAAACTGGTGAGCAGGCCCTGCAAAACGTTGCAGCGCAACTGACTCGGAAGATCAATAAGGACATCACCAGCAAGATCATCAGCCAGCTGACCGGTCTTTTTGGTACTGCCCTCGCTGGCAACAGCCTGAACAAGGCTGCGGCTGCTTCTGCTACTCCTGATGACAGCAACTATCTGACTGCTGCTTCAGTAACTCAGGCCAAATATTTGCTTGGGGAGAAGGCTGCTGATGTGTCCGTGCTGGTTGTCCACCCCTTGGTGGCAGCTGACATGGAAGCTCGCGGAATGCTGACCTTCATGAACAGTGGCGGCACTGTTAATTATGCATCCAATGGAATTGGTGTTACTGACACCCAAATTGGATATTTTGCAGGACTTCGGGTAGTTGTTGACAGTCAAGTTCCGACTGTGGATCCTGCTGGCGGCGGCACCGGTGATGCCCTTGGCTACACCTGCTATTTGGCAGCACCTGGCGTGATCCGCACTGGTTCACAGTTCCCGCTGTCAATCAAGCAGAACGACGACATCTTGTCTCTTCAAGATGTGATGTCGGTTACCTATAACCGAATCGATGCGGTCGTAGGCACGTCCTGGGCTGGTACACCTCATCCTGAGAACAGCGATCTGGCTGACGAGTCCAACTGGACGCTGGCATATTCCAGCCGCGAGAATGTTGCCCTTGTGGAGCTGATCGTGAACACTCCTTATGGTCAGACCATGCCTTGAGTACGCTGTAAAGCGAGAAAGCACGGGGCCCTACGGGGCCCTTTTTTTGTGCAAATAAACTTGGGATGCACCCGGAAGCCTCCGCCGTGATCAATGTCGTCCGAATGCACTGCTACCGGCAGGGCGTGCTCCACCTTGAGCATTGTGAACGTAAGGATGCGAGGCGAAGGCGAATAGAATTGAGCCAACAGGGTTACATAATCACCCACACAGAGATTTTGTAATGGCTGCGTATTCCGACATCATTGCGACGGTAGGAGGAGCTACCAGTAACTCGTACATCACTGGTGCTGATGCTGACCAGTTTGCAGCGTTGCAATCGTGGGAATCTGTCTGGCTAGGCAAGACTGAAAGCGAGCGCACTATTGCGCTGCTACAGGCTGCCAAATGGCTCGATACCGTTGATTTCGGCGGCAAACGCTGCAACCCATCAACGGATAGTTCGTCACTGCCTCAGATGCGTGCTTGGCCGCGTTCTGATGTTTCTTGCGATGGCGTAACCGCAACGTGTTCGTTTATCCCGCAGGCGATCATTGATGCGCAATGCCTGATTGCTTACAACCTGCTGGTCAACCCGGAGATGATTACTGGCGCACCTGGTGGCGGTAGCGGTGCTGGTGCTGCTGGCACCTATGTGGCCTCTCAGAAATTGGGCGACCTCCAAATTGACTATGCCGCTTATCCGTCGGGTGAATCAGGATCTGACAGCTGTGTGACCTGCGACACGCCCACGCTGATTGAAAAACTACCTTGGCTTAAGGGGATCCTGGCTTGCTGGGCTGACATCAGTACAGGTAGCGGTCGGGTAATCCTGAGGGTCCGGTCATGACGACAGCAGAACGTGAATTGTGCGTAAAGATCCGAGCGCAGATGGTGCTAGGTCAGGGCATGTTCTTGAACGAAGTTGAGTTCAAGGCATGGGCCTGCAAGACCTATGACGTCAAGGAAGAGCGCCTGACCCAGCTGATGAAGGAGGTGATCTGATGGATATTGATGCTGAGTTCCTACCGGTAGCGCAGGAGCTAATTGATCAGGTCTTCCCGACGACGATTGCTTACCTACGCAACAACGGCGGCAGCTACGACCCGGCGACAGGAGAGGTGACGCAAAACACCACTCAGTTCGACATCAACGCGGGTGTGCTTTCTCGTGGTCGAGCTGAACAGGGTGGCGTTGGGGAAACCCAAGAACTAAGGCTATGGATCCACCACGGCACTGGTGGGCTGCCTCACCTGCCTGCCACAAGCGATCAGGTCGAATATGGCGGCTTGACGTGGAAGGTCACAAGCATTGACCCGACTTACAGCAGCAAAGGGTTGATTGCCTCGAAGATCACAGCGAGGGCGGACTAATGGCAAAGGCAAAGAAGTTTCGTGGGCCTGAGATCGTCAAAGAGATCGAAGAGGCAATGGACAAGGGCCTTGGGCGGTTCTTAATCAACACGCAAAGCAAGCTGTCAGTTAGCTCGCCAGTGTTGACGGGTCGATTGGCGTCTAGCTGGTTTATCGGCAAAGGCGTTCCTGACCGCAGCGTTGCCCCGGAGCGCAAAGGCAGCGGGGAAAACGGCGCTTGGCGCAAGGGTAAAGATGAGCCGGTTGTCGGGACAACTTCTTACAGCGGCAAGATCACTCTTGACTCTGATTGGTATATCAGCAATAGCCTGCCCTATGCAGAGCGTGCGGCGTTTGACCCTGGTTACGTGGGGCAACGTGGTGGTGGCGCAGGCGACTGGTTCACCCGTATTGAAAACAACCTGGCAGATGACGCCAAAAAGGCGTTCGACTATTTCCTGAGGAAGGTCAAATGAGCTTTGCCGACATTCGGGCCCACATCGAGACCAAGGTGTACGCGGCGTTTCAAGCGTTGGTGCCTCCTGTTGAGGTCATGTTCGACAACGTGCAGGAGACGCCTCCGGCATTGCCGTATGTCATTTGCTTGATCAGCTATTCCGACACCACCATCCCGACGGTGTGCGTCACTGACGGAGCTGTAGAGCAAATCAACGGCAACCTGCAGCTGTCGATTTATATCCCACGCGGGCGCGGGATGAAGGCACTGGAGCAATACAGCGCAGAAGCCATGACGGTGATGAACAGTCTTTATGACTGGGGCGGGGCAGTAAAGGTCAAAGCAGGGCAGATCAATGGCCCACAAAACCTTTTGTCTGGTGATGAACCTTACGCTGTCGCAACGCTTAACTGCCCCTTTTTGGCTTCAGTAACCTGAAGGTGTCTCTGCCCCCGAGACAACACGCCCCTTTGTTGTTTCTCTGAGGTATCAAGTGCCCGTCGCTTGCTCAACTAGCGCCTTAACAGGCCAAGATGGCTCGCTTTATTACACGCCATCCGCGACAAAATTTTGTCTGCTGGACTTTACTGATTTTCCAGCTGGCACCAGCATCACTGTGCCTGCCAAGCACGACTTCCGCGTTGGCGATCCTGTCGTCTTTGAAGAAGAAGATGGCGGCAGCCTTTGTGATGAATTAGCTGAAGGCACTCAGTATTACGTGGTTGCCAAAACTGCCACGACAATTGATGTGTCAGACACCAAAGGCGGCACGGCTATCACCCTGACTCAAACAGGCGGTACTGGCAGTGCTGACAGTGCTGGCCATATCGGGATCAAATATGACCCGTTTGGTGCGGTCTGTCAGATCCAAGCCTGGGATTGTCAGATAGAACGTGAAAGTTTGGACGTTACGACCCTGAAATGTGGTGTTGGCGCCAACGCTGAAGCGGGCAAATATGCCCCGTTCCGCAAAACTCAGCCGGGCTACGCGTCAGGTTCAGGCACCATCACGGTGATTTTCACCGACAACGATGATGCCTTGGGTCAGCGGATGTTGGACAACGTGATGCTGACCTCACAGGAAGGCGCACGGGTCAGGCTTTTTCTGAACACGGTGTCTGACGGTGCCGCCAATCCTGCGGTTGACTTGAACGACTCGATGTATATCGAGGCTGACATCACCATGGATTCGATGAGCGTCTCTGTGAATCCAGATGATCCCATCACGGCTGAGATTGGCTACTCAATCAGCAATGTTGCTCATCTGTTCAAGACCGACTTGAGCTGATTCAATAAAAACGTCCCCATCCCCTAGCCCCGTCTATCGGGGCTTTTTTCTTGGGTAAGCTCAATGCGGGTGCGGCGAGGCGTTACCCAGGGTGGTGGGGGAAGCCGCTTACCTTCCCCTTTCGCCTGAGCTATTCTCATTGCGTAAGCACAAAATCATCATGCGTCAGCTAGATAAGCTGCTGGAAATTGCAGCCATTGAAAACAAGCTCACGAAGCACGAGCTTGAAATTGAAGGTCATGATCTGACTTTTTGGTCAAAGCCAATGACCATCGCTGAGTATCAGGCCGCCAAGAAGTCCAGCAAAGATCCGGAGGACATGCTGGAAAGCACCGCCCGATTGTTTGTCAAAAAGGCAATGGATGAAAGCGGCAGCCCGCAATACGGCCCTGATGCAGTGCCAGTGCTAATGCGTGTCTTGTCTATGGCTACCGCAGCCAAGCTCATGGGTGCTATGAACGACACCGATGAGGAGGAGGACATTGACCTCGATGTGAAAAGTCCTGAAGAGCCAGCTAAAAAAGGAAAATAGCCTTTTAGCTGAACTGCATGTAGCCAAAGAGCTGCACATGACACTGGGTCAGCTTCGTCGTGAGATGACTTACGCGGAACTTTGGATCTGGATCAGTTACTTCGGGTTGATGAATGATCAACAGGACGAAGCGCTAAAAAAAGCAAAACGTGGGCGCCGTTAGACTTGATCTATCGGCGCTTTTTTTGTGGCTACTGCACCAGTCGATATTCCCGTTCAGATAAAGGGTTTATCCGACCTGCAGAAGCTAGAGCGTCGGATGGAGGCGCTAGAGAGAGAAGTTACAAGGCTGCAAGGCAAACTCCCAAAGACGAATCGCGAGCTTGACCAGACGGCTAAAGCTTCCAAGCGTGCATCGGTAGGTGTCAAAGCCCTTGGAACTGCTGTTAAAACCGCTTTAGGTCCTATTGGCCTTGCCTTGGCCGCTATTGGTGGCTTGTCTGCGGCATTTCGTTCAATTGCTGGCCAAGACTTTGCGGTTGCCAAAGTTGAATCGCTGGGTGTCAACTCTGCGGTTCTAGTCGAAGAGCTGACGCAAGTTTCAAAAGAGCTGAAAGGCAACGCAAGTGTTGCTGAGTTAACTGCTGCTGCATATGACGTTGCATCGGCTGGATTTACTGATGCGGCTGATGCAGCCAAGGTGCTTAAAGCCGCCAGTCTTGGTGCGGTTGGTGGTTTCTCGGACATCAACACGGTTGGCGATGCCGCCACCTCTGTTTTGAACGCTTATGGCAAGAGCGCAGATGAAGCTGGCAAGTTAATTGACGGCTTTATTCAAACGCAGAACGACGGCAAGATCGTTGTTGATGATTACGCACGAAACATCGGCAAGGTGGCGTCGGCTGCGGCTGGCTTGAAAATTCCCATCGAGGAAATCAACACGATTATTGCTCAGTCAACGGCTTCAGGTGTTCAGGCAGAAGTGGCCTTTACGGGATTGAAAGGTGCGTTGGCCAGACTGGCTAGTGGGGATGCTTCTAAAGCGCTTGCTAGTTTTGGGATTGAGATCAATTCAGCTTCTCTTGAAGCAGATGGCTTGCTCGGTACTTTGGAGAAGTTCAAAGACCTAGATACTGGCACCATTCTCAAAGCGCTAGGCACAGAAGCAGGCCCGGCCCTCTTGCCTGTCATTAATAATCTTGAGAAGGCCCAAGAATTACTTGAAAATCAAAAAGATGCAGCAGGTGCCGCACAGAGGGCACAGGAAAAAGCAGCAGATACAATCAATGGCGCTTGGAATCGTGTTCGGGTCGCCTTTGAAAACCTGTTTAGCGATCAGGCAGCTTTAGCTCAGGCAATCATCCCCATCCTTGATGCTGTCGCGAATGCTGTTAATGGCATCACATTTGCGCTTGAGCAGATGCGCAAAATTGCAGCAGAGGTCAACGGGTTAGTACAAGACATCTCCAACACTGCAAGCAATGCCATTGGCGCTTTTAGTGGCCTTGGTGACGCAATCGGATATGCGGCAACTCAGTTAAGCCGCTTGCTGTTGCGTGCTGATGGATTTGAATCAATGGACAAATCTGGCTGGGGCAAAGGTTTCCGTAACTTTGGTGCTAACTACAAAGAACAAGAGGCGGCACTATTTGCAGCAGCAGACGCGGCTAGTGGTTCGCTGAAACCGCTTCCCAAGGCAGAGACCAATGTTCCTGCGTTTTCACCTGGTACGTCTGGTGGGAGCAGTGGTGGTGGTTCAGGCGCAGATGAAGCGGCACGTCAAGCTGAGGAGATGGCAAGACAGCTGAAGACTGCTGAGGAATTGGTCTTTGCGTCTGAGAATCAACTGCGGTTGCTGCAAGACATGACACCTATTCAAAAATTAAATGAGGAGGCTGCGGTCAGGCAGCTAGAGATTCAGCGTGAATATGCCGACAAAATTGCTGAGTCATTATCAGCAGAGGAGACGTTAAAACTGCAAATTGCCGAGCAAAATGAGCTAAAGGCAGTTGGGCTAGAGCTAGAACAAGCAACTGCCGATTTGCGGGAATCAGCGCTAGGCAGCATTGACGAAGAGATCAAGCGGCTGCAGGCGGTCTTGGCTGGCAAGGAAGAAGAGTATGAGTGGGAGAAGAAAATTCAAGACCTGAAAAAGGCTGGCGTTGAGGGCGCTGTTGCTGAGGCCAAGGTTGCTGAATTGCGGTCGTTAACTGAGCAGGCCAAGGCATACGAAGAGATCGAGGCGAGAGTTTCAAGCCTGTCGAGCACGATTGCCGGTGAACTGACCAGTGCGTTTAGCTCGATCATTGACGGCAGTAAGTCAGCAGAGGAGGCCATGTCTGATGCCTTAGCCGGTATCGGCAAAGCCTTTATCGATATGGCGATGCAGGTCATTCAGCAGCAGCTGCAGATGATCATCTACGGAATGTTGATGAAGGCACTGGGCATTGCAATGCCTGGAGCTGGTGGTGGTAGTTCACCCTTCAGCATGTTCAGCTCTGCACCAGAGGGCTTTAACAACATTGGGCCGATGACTAGGTTGCCAATGATGGGCTACGCCAATGGCGGGGCACCTTCTGTCACTGAGCCTTCCATCGTTGGTGAGCGTGGCCCTGAGCTATTCATCCCTAATAGTGCTGGCCGTGTCGTCAGCAACGAGGCAATGTCTAATTACATGCCAGGCGGATCACAAAACCAAGAGCAAGAGGTCAACGTCCGTTACAGCGTCACGGAAATCAATTCCATGCGGTTCGTCACGGAGGATCAGTTTATTGCTGGCATGAGCCAGACCCGTAAAGCTGCAGCCAATGATGGCGCCAAAATGGGTGAAGCTCGAACGATGAATAGCTTGCGTAATAACCGCACCAGTCGCGCACGGGTGGGCATGAAATGAGCCTGATCGTCCTGACCAACTTCATCCGCATCATGGACCATGGTGATGCGCAGACCAATGTGCCAGATGAAGATGATCTAGGTGTCAAGACACAAGGCGCCTACCAGAATGGTTTTCCGGGCAAGGTCGCCAAGATCTTTAATCCCGTCACGAAGGAGCCTGACCCCAACGCTTATCAATGGCTTGGTTTTATCTATCAAGGCGCTGCTTTGACGATGACCGGTGACAACCTTGAGTCAACGCTGGTCTTTTCCAATAACAAGCTAACCATGAACCTCATCATTGAGGCAGTGCAAAAACGTTGGCAGATCAAAGTTGAGACTTGGGCCATGAGCACTAATGAAGAGCCTGAACCGTTGCGGCAATTGGCGATGGAAAAGTGGATCGCATCCAGTCTGAGCTATGACGCGGAAACGATTGAGGTAACGCTGTCTAGTGCTATCGATGCGATTGCGGCTGGTGTTCCGCAAAAGGTATTAACGATGGACCGTGTCGGTGACTTGCCAATGACAGGCAACCTTCGGACCGGATGAGCCCCTATGACCTGATTGGTATGGAATACCGGCTAGGCGCTGATCCGGAGCGTCATGGTGCTGCTGATTGTTTAAGCCTTGCTCGCACTGTCCTGTTGTCCTATGGGCTAAATCCACCGCCTGCAAATCGTGACTGGTATCGACGGCTAAGACGTGGTGATACTGCTGTTTTTTGTGACGAGCTAGAAAAGCATTGCGTCAAAGTTGATAGTCCTAGACTGGGAACAATTGCTCTGTGTCATTCACCTTTGGGTTATGGCATGGCCTCTTATTTTGAGTCGGGATGGCTTTGCTTCGTAGAGTCGGTGGTCACTTGGAAGCCCAGCGGGGCCCTGGAAGTGCTGCAGCTTTACTGCCTTATGAATTAGCTCTAATCAATGAG